TCAATGACTTAAGGGTTCTTAGAGAAATCAACCAAGCCTTTTTCTTCTAATTTTGTCAAATAATCGTAGAAATCGTCAGATTTTTCACGGCGATCTACTAGTCCGTTGAGGTTTGGATTAATGGGTGCGGTAACTTGCTTAACATTGCCCCAGTTACCTACGTTTGGCTGTACACGCGACTTCCAATATACAAGTGCGATCTTTGCTGCGATTTCTGGGTTGGCTGCTTTGTGTGCGTCTGACCAGGTACTAGTTAAATCTATTCCCAGTTCCTTGGACATCCACTCGTAGTTCCAACGGCCTGTAAGTTGAATATAGCCTCGACCAATAAAGCGTTTAGCATCATTAACACTTTTGTTGCCAAGTATCTTTGCTGTCTTGCCTGAACTATAACGTTTGATGTTAGGACGGTTCTCTACCATATCAGTGAAACCTGCTGACTCGTGTGCCATTTGTCCTAGGAATGCTGCAAGTTCTGATTTGCCCATTCCTGCTTGCATACCAACATAACGCAGATAGCGTTCGTCTTGAGTGTTGGTTAGTGTAGGAATGTCGTTATGCGAAATAGTTTGTTGCTGCTGTCGTAGAGCACGTTGTTGAGGCGGCGGGGGCGTTGGCTGTTTCATCTGCTGCTGGCCTTGATAATAGAAGTTTGGTTGCGGCGCTTGATACGCTTCGGCGTCGTGTGTAGCAAGTTTGCCACCTACATAACCGCCACCAGCAATTGCTGCTGCAAGGGCACCCTTTTTAGCAAGATCTTTCCAATCTTCTGTTACAAATTCTTCTGCTCGCATCTAGTATTTATCAGAACATAATGAAGGGCATTGGCTCAATAAGTTCATCATCGTAGTCGCTGATACCACTTGCAAGTTCAGCGTGATAGTTTTGTAGCATTTGCATCATACGCACTGCTAACACTGTTGCCATTACCAAGTCATCATGTTCGCCTGGCTTGGCTGCATAGCTTGTACCATGTGCTACAAAGTTCTTTAGCTCCGAAATAAGTGGCTGCGAGTTGATTGTCATCTTCTTTTGCTCAACCAGTGTCTTTAGTTTAGCACAGGCAGAGATCTTACTCTTGTTTGTTGTGTTAAAGCCTTTGCGAACTCTGCGTCCGCCAGTCGCTGTTTTTGTTTCTGTCAACATCATGCCTGGGAAGTTGTCTTCGCCAAACTCGTTAAGACTAATCAATGCTGCTTCGCCAATTGTGTTGTTTTCTAAACTAAAGTATATACTAGTTGCGTCTTGAGTGCAATCGTATATTTCCTTACAAATATCATTTAATATGCGAATCTGTGTAGGGATAGGAGATTTGTTGTGTTTCCACTCTGCAACTTGTGTCATAGAGTTTGCTTCAAATACTTGTATAGCAGCAGGGTCGCCGCCAGTGCCTAAACTTGGATCAAGTGCCACTACATAGATTCTGTTCTTTTTGATTTCCCGAAACCAACGAACTTGTCCTGTTTTACGAATAGGATCAATGCCTTCCATGTCAATTAGCGTAGTAGGAGCGATAAGTGTTTCGTCATTGATAACAAACTCACACTCGTGTTCGCGTCTAAAACGTTCGTCACCGATGCGTCCGCGCTCTTCGTCTGCCCACTGCTGATCTCGGTCTGGGTGTTCGCTCCAGTGTGCTTTATACGCACGGAAGCCATTGATGCCAATCTCAGTCTGATTGCCAAACTCATCTTCTGTTTTGTTGGCACCTTTCCAGATAAGTGCGAACTGGTCTTCGTCAGAGTTGGGTGTTGAAGTAATGATCGCCTTACCGCCCGTTGACAGTGTAGGTGATATGGAAGTCCAGAACTCTTTAGCAATAGTAGGTCTTACAAACGCAAACTCGTCTGAGTATAGTAGCGTGATAGACATACCACGTCCAGTGTTTTCTGTAGTTGCTTGGGCTACAATACGCGATCCGTTGTCAAACTCTATTGAGCCTTTGTTGTATGACACAACACCTGCTCGTATGTGATCTGGGCATAGTTCGTACGCATAGCGAATACGCTGCATAATCTCTTGTGCGCCTGAGTATTTGTGTGCAGCAATAAGGATAGTTGAGTCTGGTTTGAACATAGCAAACCACAACAAGTACCCTGCTGCACTTGTTGACTTACCTGTTTGTCGAGGCATTAGCGAGATACTGAAACGATAATTGTGATAGTTCTCAATCAGCTTCTTTTGATACTCAAATGGGTGATATACCATCTTACCTTTAGTAGGGTGTTGGATATAAAAGAAGTTGTCCATAAAATACATTGGACCAGTTTTTGGGTCAGCACACTTTGCAAACTCTAGTAGCTCTTCGTCACTGAAGTTTTGTTTGGCATGCGCCTTTTTAACCAATACACCATCTAAAGACTTACTCATATATGTATTTACTAAATACTACAATGGCACACACATTAGTTCTTGGACCAGATTATCAACCAATTTCGTTTGTTCCACTGTCTACTATTACTTGGCAGAATGCCCTTAAACTTTACTTCATGGACAAAATAAATGTTGTTGAGGAGTACGAAGATTGGGCAATTAACTCTGTGAATATTACTATGCAGGTTCCTGCGGTTGTGGCACTCAAAACAGGCTTTAACAAACGTAAGCCTCGTAAGTTTGGCAGAGAAAATTTGTACGTTCGCGATATGTACACTTGTCAATACTGCGGCGAATCATTCTCTGGCAGCAACTTAACTATTGATCATGTTATTCCTAGGAGCATGGGCGGCAAAACAGAATGGGAAAACTGTGTTGCTGCTTGCTTTCCGTGTAACAGTGCTAAGGGCAGTAAACTTCTTAAACCAATTAACAAGCCCTTCAAACCATCTTACTACCAGCTCGCAAACATTTTTAAGAATTCAACTATACACATTCATCACCCAAGTTGGATTGATTATATTGGGTTACGAGCAGAACCAATTCTTGTAAATCAGCGTCCTTTTTAAAACAGAAGGGTAGCGAATCCTCTGTTTAGGGTAGGACAAACCCACCGTGCCTATAGTGGTCCTAAGGCTTGGTAAATTTCAGGCCAGAGTTTTTCAAACTCGCCTTTAGTGTCAGAGTGATAGTCTGTTTCGATACGTTGTGTGAATTCTAGTGGATCTGCATACCCTGTTGAACTCTGCAACTCAGCAAGTATACCGTGGAAAAAGTTTTGCTCAAACTCAGTTATCTCGCACGTTTCAAACATACGCTCTATTTCTGCAACAGCCAAGTTTTTAACTTCTATGTTTTGGTTATGTACATTTAGGTCTTTAGGGGTAAACAAACGCTGCCATATAATGCCAAGTCCTTTGCTTGCTGCCCATTCTTTAAACTCAACTAACTTTGTACAGTTATATAGATTGTATACTGCATGAATTCCACCGCTATGGTCTAGATTAGGATCGTTCATTAACTCAATAATAGTATCAATATTCTTTTCGTGTAACTCCCAGTTGCCGCCATAACGTACATAATTGTAGCGGTCGCCAATGTTGTCAAAACTTAAACTCCAGCCAACATTTTTGTGTTCTTTGAGTTTTTGGAATACTTTATTAGTTTCCAGGTCTACGTTTAGATTGGTAATAACAACTACTTTACAATTAGTTCCTTTTAGCGCATCTAATACCGCTAGGTTCTCTTTAAGTAACAGAGGCTCGCCTCCAACTAGTGCTACTTCCTGTATCTTGTCTTTGTTTTGATCTATTAGCTCAACAATTTCATTTGTACGTTTGCGAGTTTCTGGTTTGTACATTGAACCAGTAATTGCTGCCCAACTCGAACTAGCGTTTGCATCGCAATAGTTACAACTTTGATTACAGGTAATATTCCAACGTGCGTCTACAATAGTAGGGTATAGGTATTCAAGTGGTGCAGACTCATAATCAAAGTCTTCGTTGGTGTTGTTGTGCCAGTCTATTTCCCCAGACCCGTTTAAACAATTTTTACAGTAATCTGGGTGCAGTTGCCCTTGCTTCATATGCTCGCGCACTTCGCGCATAACTTTACCGTTAAGCATTTCATCAACTGTATGAGTGTTTAAATTACCAAGTAAGTTTGGATCTCCAGCACAGCAAGTTTTAACATCGCCGCGCGGGTTAATATGTAGGCCGTGCCAAGGAGCGGAACAGTAGCGTTTTGTCATGCAGATATTTATTATCCGCGACGGTTGGTGCCTTTATATCCTTTGAACGGTTTAATTGGAGATTGTTTGTAAACGCCCTCTGGCTCGTGGCTGCCAGTGCGTTTAACGTGTTTGCCAATGTCAGCACCCATAATTTTAAGTGCTTTACGAGCAAGTTCAATTTCTTCTTCGCAATAACCGCCAACAAATGGGGTCATGCCAATCCACGAATATGTGTCCATATCGTCTGGTTCCTCTGGCAAACGAGCAGCAATCATAGCCATACGGTATAGGTCATAGTAGCGGTCAGTGGTAAATAGACCACCTACTAATGCATTGTCGTAAGTTTCTGGCATCTTGCCTGTTTTAGCCTCGTCTAACTTTTTGCGAGGTCCTAGAGGTCCAACGATATCGTCTAGTTTCATTTATTTTGCTTCTTTATACAAGTCCCAAAGACCGCGTAGCAAATCATCTGATTCTGCTAGTGGGTTATCGCCTAGTGGGTTAGCGTATTTTTGTTGCATTTTGCGACGGTTCAAGCCACCTGATTGTGTATTCATGTGATCCATGTCGCCATTCATAACATCTTCTTCTGGCTCGTTAGCAAACTCTTCTTCAACTTGCTCGCCGCAAGAAGCCATTACTTCTTCTGCTTTATGTGGCAAGCCTGCTGCTTTAAGTAGTGCAACCAACTCGTGTGCATCTTCTGCTGTAGCAGTAACAGTAACAGTATCTTCGCCTTCTGATGATGAAGTAGTGTTAATAGTAACTGATTCATTCAAAGACAGTTTTTCTAGTGCGGCTTCAAAAGCCTCATTCAAACCTTCTTGTTTCATAGTGTTTAAACCCTTGTGGTTAATATATAGTGTGTTGCGAGCTTTCTTTAGACCCTCTGCATTTTTAGGGTATGATTGAACTTCCTCGCCGTCAGCATTTACTAAATGATGCCCTTTGTAATCTGTTTTAATTTGCGCACGGTTTTCGTTAGTGCGATCTACACCTAATGCATCCATCACTTCTAGTGCGTATGCTTTGATGTCCTGCATAGGCTCATCTTGTTGTTCCCATTTGCTAACAACATCGTCAACAACTGTCATTACATAACCGTCGCCGTGCTGTGTAAAGATCTCTGGATGCTTAACATACATATAGTTTGCAACGGTAGCAACCAGTTTGTCGTGTGAGTTAACTGATTCGTTAACTGACTCATATTTTTTTGAATTTTGCTTCTGCGTTATCATTGCTGAGGTATATTTAAGCGCCAAATCGTCAATCACTCGATCACCCGGAATATAGTAGGTTGTGTTGTTGACTTTCCAAGTTTCACGATCAGGATCCTTTAGCATTGGTAAAACATCGTCAAACCAAAGCTCAACGTTTGTATCAATGTGATTGAATATTTCTTTTGTTGTTACGTCTGCCTTATCCAATGCGCCTATGAGATGTTCAGAGTTATGGATCTTATTATACACCAAGTCAGCAATCATACGCTGCGGGGGCATTTTGTTACGACGGATTGCATTTAACGTGTCCATAACACTAAAGATCTTGTTGCCACGCTCGTCTGGGCCGCTGACGTGTTCAATCTTTGGTTCAGCAAACGCAGATCTTTGTATGTTGTTAAAACGAGTCTGCATTTCTTGATCAAGTTCGTCAACATCTTTGGTATCAACTGCTACATCTGGGTTAGTCATTTTACGACCACTGCCCGAAAATACAGGTGGCATTCCCATTTGACGATATAGCTCTTCGTCGCTTATGCTGTCTGGATCACCGTTTAAGTTAATACCAGCTTGTTTAGCAGCCTTACGAGCTTCTTCTTCCGACATGCCGTCTGGATAAAATTTAGTTGAGTTTACTAGAGCTTCTTGATCAGTCTGACCAAACGTTTTCTTTAACTTGTTAGCCAACGCACGTCTCAGACGTGTTACTAATCGCTCACCTCGTGACATCTCAAATAAACTATACAAATTCATAGTTTATTTCATCTCGCCCGCAACAGCAGTATCAGTGCCTTGTTCAATTTCCATTTCCGTTGTTTCTGCTTCGTCACGGCGTTCTTCGCCAGTCTTAGCATACTCAGCACTTGCTTCTTTTTGCTCCGCAGTTGGATCTGGGAAAGTAGGATCGTCTAACAATACTTCTGGTTGTTCCACAGCTTCTTCAGCATCTACACTATCAGCAAAACGTTTGTCCATAATCTTCAAACGATTGATGTCACAACCTTTAGCACGAGCTAGTTCAACAATTTGGCTAGCACTTGCTGGGTAGTTTAGTGTTACTTCGTATGAGCTAACTTCTTCGTTTTCCAACTCAGGAAAATCATATGGTGACTTCATTACTGGTGTCTTTTTGATTTCTGAAATTGACTCAACATCAAACTTGGCAAACACCTCTTTCATTAGGTCTTGCTTTTCCTGATCAAAGTCGCCAGCATACTTTACACGATATGTAAAAGTTTGTTTTGATTCTACAATATATTCATTTAGAGATTTCATTCTCGTCTCCTGTTACACTATATTTATTCATTATCGCTATCTTTCTTGTTGAGCAACTTCTCTAACAATTCGTTGCGATCCAGCAAACTGCCTTGTGCTGTTGCTACTTCATCGCCGCGATCCATGTCTAGTTTTGCTTTGCGTAGTTGTAATTCAATCATTTTTAGTTTTTTATTCATCTTAGCGTTTTTAGCAGTAATAGCGTGTCCTAATAGACTACTTGCTACACTAAAGATCTCTGAGCTAAAACGTGATTCTACATTCATACCCAAGTCTACCAAGTCTTGGTATGTTGCTACTGCCATTTCAGCAAGTTGATCCATTTCTTTGTCTGAGGCTTCTAGTCCTCTAACAGCAGGAAGGGCGTCGTTGATTTTATCTAACACACTTAGGCCGTCTTGTGTAGCAGGCACAGGTGCTTCTACATCATCTGAATCGGATACCAGTGGTTCGTGCTCGGGGTCGGTTTGCGGTAACTCAAAGAGTTCTTCTAATTTGCGTGTCATAACGCTATTTATTTGCGGAAAATTTCGTTCTCAGTTATTACGCGAAAGGTTAATCCATTACGTTTGGCCCAATGATTAGCAGCCTCCCACTTTGCATGATTTACTGCTACAGTAGCACGTTGTTGAGCATTTTGCTTTTCTGTGAGAACACTCTGGCCATGAGGTTTGATCTCAATTAGTTCACCACGTTGCTGACCATGTTTGTTTTGATATATTACTAGGAAGTCAGGCACATAGATAGTTTGTTTGCCTGTTAGTGGGTGTCTGTATGGAATTTGAACTGATTCGCTTGCCCATTGTAGGATATGCTCGTTACTATCACAAAAGTTCATGAATGCTAGTTCCCAACTACTACGATATCTAGGCTTGCCTTTGCCTACATACTTGCCTGCGTTTCTTACTTCGTAAGTGCCTTGTGAGAATTTAGGTTTACGCGGCATGTCAACTTACAACATTCCTTGCTGCATAATAGTTTGGTGTTACAAGATTGCCTACACCAAGCAATGTAGCTTTAGACCGTGTTTGATTTAGATAATATGCCATAGTCATTGTAAGAGTTTGAGCATCTTGTCCTTTGACTGAATCTAAGTACTCAAGTGCATCAACTCCAGTTTCTTTTGACATAATAAACACTTGTGCAGAAAACTCGTCTGCTAATTTAGCATTTGACATAATGCTCTTAAAGTACGAATGTACAATATCGTACTCGGTGGTACTTACAACAAGTTCTGAGTTGTAAAACTTGTCAAATATTTGGGTAGTTGTGTTTGTGCGTTGTACGTTTACTGACATATTAAGGTGCTGTGTCGTCTGGGTTAACCCATTGTTTGTTTACAGGAGCTCCGTTACTACTTACGTCAGTAGGTTGTGTTGACGGAACATTATAAACTGATTTATCAACAACTGTAGCACCGTAATTAATTTCTTGACCTTGAGTATTAGTGGTTGTATCCGAGCCGGTTAAACCATTATTACTTTGCTCTTGTGCGCCTGCAAAATTGTTTACAGTATTGTCTCCTGTTGGAAACAAAAAATTACTGCTTGCATTTGCCACTGTAGGAGAGTTAATTGCATTTGCAAGTACACCGCCTACGATAGCGTTACCTACACTTTCTATTTCGGATTTGTTTACGCCTGAAAAGTTTTCGTATGCTGTTGCGCCTGTTACAACAGCTCCTATTATATTTCCACTTGCAAGATCGTCAATAATGCTTGCACCTGCGTCTAGTAGGCCACCAGAACCAAAAATATTGTCTGCCGCACCAGGCTTGCCAAGTTTACTAGGTTGGTCATCGTACATTGACGGATCAGCAAAGCCTTTAACATTTGAGTTGCCAGCTTGTCCAACTTTTCCACGAGCATACTTAACCGTTTCGTACCGTAGTGTCATTGTATTTTGCATAACGCCGCCACCGTCTTTATAGTCAAAGGTGTCGTGCGCCCAATCTGTTATAATTGGATTGATTAATGTATACTGTGTGAAGTTACCACGACTCATGCCGTAAACCTTAATATCCTTAAAAAAGTTAGGTTTATAGCCTGATGCATCTCCTGACCCTGAATAGCCCCAGTTGTTTACATTACGCAAGTTGTCGTAGATGTCTCTACGATTAAAGTCTAATGGCTCTTGCCAACTAGCTAAATCTGCGTCTGCAGAAATACCGTCGTACTTGTGTAGACTATCGTCGTAGTAGTAGGAATAATAAGCGTTCCACATTGAGCGAACTAAGTCACTACTATCGTCGTGGAATGTTATATTCACTGGATTATAGGATATTTTGTTCTGAACGTAACGCTTGCGGTTATACTGGTTTTTTTCTTCAACATCTATACTAAACCTTGGCAGGTCAATTGTTTTGACCATCATGCCAATTGTACCAATATCTTGTACCGACCCAAACGCTTGTCTTAAGCCAGGAATTTCTGTAGTGTTTAACGTAAAGTAAACATGAAAGAGGAATTTAGTCTGCGGCGTAAGAGCATATCCATCAGATAGAAATAACTTACTACCATGGCGATAATCTTTAAGATCGTCCGCAGATGTTAATCCTTGGTAAAAATTTCCAAAGAAATTGTTAAATCCACTTCCAAAAGCCATCTAATTAGCCAGTAGTAGCACCAAATGCATCTCGTCCAAGACTAGACATTACATCAGTACCAACACCGTCCTCTAATTGTACTGCGTTATCAAAACGGATTGTTAGTGCAATTGTCACTGGTGCTGATTCGCTGTAGTTCAGATCGCCATAATTAGCAGACTGTATGTAACAGCCAGCTAGCTTCCATGATTCTAAAACTACCGGCTCATGTGCGCCGTTGCCGCCATCAAGAACTTCATAAGTCATAACAAACTTATAATCAATACCTGATGCTGCACTTGCTTGCTCCATAAAGTCAAATTGCTTCTGTAGCTGCTCGCCAACTCTCTTAGTTACCTCGCCTGTAGCGTCATCGCGCAAGTTAACTGTAATGTCGCCCCACGAATGTTTGCCAGCAAGTTTAACAATTGAGTTATAAACATGAATATCCATGTTCTCAAACGATACTTCTGGTCGAGAAATGTCAATTACTTGTTTAGTTAACTCGGTGCTAGGAGAGGTTACACCAAACCCTTCAAATAACGCACGAAAGCGATACTTTAGCTTTGGCATTAGCAAACCTTGATTATTTGACGATTGGTCTGTATCAAGGGTTACTGTCATGTTCTTTAGTGATGAAACTGCCATTTTTTTCTCCTAAAATGATTAGTTTTTTATAATGTTATTTATCACAAGTCTGCGACCAAAAAAATAGGGGCATTTCTGCCCCTATAGTTTAGTTTATATTGTTATTACAAGCCTTCGCTAAGTTCGCCAGTATTTTTAATGCGTAGAGGAATGTAAATGTATTCCGCTGATTTTACTGGTTCAATTGCAATATCAACATATAGTTCATTACGATCAATGCGTCCTGGTGTATTGTTTGATTCGTCACAAACTACCAAGAAGTCGTAAATTGCACGTTTAGAAACCAAGTCGTTCATTAAACGATCAACTTGATTTTTAAGCTCGTCGCGTGTAATTTTATCATTTGGCTCAAACAAGTAACCTTTACCAATTGACTCAACTTGCTTGCGCATCCAAGCAGTCAAACGTGCCACATTAATACGATCTAATGCTGAGCCTGGTTTAGTAGTCTTATTACCATAGTTAACCAAGCCGCTGCCAGGAATAAACGTAATTGGGTTAACGCTATTCTCATATAGTGTATCGCGGGTGCCTTGGCGGTTAGCAATTTGAACAAACTCGCCTGTTTGATCATCAACAAAGCCCAGTGCTGATACGTTATCAACATTACCACGACGTGTACCAGCTGGAGCAAGCCACTCGTAACTAACACTGTCGCTGCGAATGAACGTACGAAGCATCATGTGCGACGCAGGTACAACAACTGTATTACCGGATAGATCGTTGGTCTGCCCTGATGGGTAGAAAACACCCAGGTATGGGTCATTAACATTTAAGCCGTCGCCTGTTGACAAGCCTTCTCCGTTGTTGTTAGTTGCCCAGTTAACAAGACCAGTGCCCGAATCAGCTAATCGCAACGGTGTATCGCCAATTACAAAACCAGTATTATTACGATCATTATTCAATGCAACCAAGTTATCCATCAATTCTGGGTAACCCGGAGCTGCTAGTAAGTTAAAGATACGTTGCTCTTCGCGTATTGTTGTGTTTGCGTCAACACCTGCTTGCATTGCTTGTATGACCATTGCACGTTGAGCGAATCGGCCTGCGTTCATTGCGCCGTCATTTCGTAAACCAGACGCGGTTACCCATGCATTCTTTTCAGATGGAAGTGTATCATCTGGGAAATCAGCAGAGTTAAAATAGTTGGTTTCAAAGCGTTTAACATTATAA